CAGCTCTCAAGGCTAGCCCCTTCATTTTGGTTCTTTGAGCTGTTGCTGCTCTCTTGTATGGGCTGAGGAATCTGAAGAGTGATATTCTTGCTGGTACTGTCAGTTTTGAGAAGTTCAAGACTAACGCCATCGCTAACTTAACTGCTGTGTGGGAGTGGATCAAGAAGATTTGGGAGAGAATGAAGCCTACGATTATGAAGATGGTTCCTGTGTTTAAGGAGTTTCTCTCTCAAGTTGTTGAGGTGACTAAATCTGTTGTAGGTTGGATTGTCAATGTCTCTGAGAAGGTGTGGAACGCTCTCGTTAAATATTGGGACAAGACAGCGGGTTTTCGAAAGCAGTTAGGTAAGTTTCTCGAAGTCTTAGGTAAGTTTGTAGTAGATATTCTGAAGAAAATCTACGAATTTCTGAAACCGGTTATCGAAGGTGTAGGATCTCTCGTTTCTCGTGTATTCAAAGCCCTTGAGCCAGTGTTTGAGCGACTTCCTAAGTTAGGTGAGGCTCTCTTCAAGTTCTTAGGGAGTTTCGTGAATCTTATCTCAAAGGTTGCTCATGCGGTGTGGTTTGTCCTAACTCCAGTTAGAAAACTGTTTCTGTGGGTGTTTCATGGTTTAGTTGAGGCTGCAAAACCAGTGATAGATATTCTTGGGAAGTTCCTTGCAATTCTTGTTGATGTAGGCGCGTGGATCTTGGATAAGTTATCAAGGGGACTTGATGTTCTCTCAAATTTCTTCGATTCGATCAAGAGAGGAATTATCAATTTAGCGCAATCCCTTCCAGATTGGATGAAGTGGCTTATCGCCAAGCTCTTTGGGGTGGAGATAGGTGAACCTCAGATTATCGTTCCTCCTTCTGTACCTCAACCAGCAGCGGTGCCTCCTGCACCTCAACCAGCAGCGGTGCCTCCTGCACCTCAACCGACTTCTGAGATATCTGAGATTCCTCTGAATCAAGTTTCGCTATCTCCAGAGGAAGTTGAGATTGTTGCTTCTCGGCCTTTCGAGGCAGGTGGAACTCCTCTTTCTCTTGAAGGGGCTGTTGTTACTGCTCCTGGACAGGAAGCTCCTTCTAGAAAAGATCAAATACTCTCTGGATTGAGGTTGATTGCAGAAAGTGCTAATACTCACAGAGTTGTAGCTGCTCTGAAGGTTCTATCTGGTCGAATTGAATCGTGGATTGCCTCTTCTGAGGAGAGGAGAGAGATGGGTAGACTTGATGTTGATTCTCGAACAATGATAAAGGCTCAGTTTAGATGATTTTGAGTCTACAGTGCGGATCTCAATCTTTGCAGTTTGCCTTGCAGGGAGAATTTCAGACAGGATACACTGTCAAGACGGGATTTGCTCTTGGACAGGGAACTGCTAGAACTCATCCTGCAGCCATTATATGGGAAGGAAGTGAGATAAATGATCTCAATCTTTCTCTACTGATGGTTGTAGGAGAGTTTCATGATGTTCCGATAGTTAGCCAATTTCGAAATCCATCAGAGCTTCTTTTTGCGATTGAGATGATTCATGATTGGTGTCTTCCGCCTGGAATTCTTCCTGCACAAACAGCAACATACTTAGAAACTGTTGTAGTTAGAGTAGGCAATGGGCAGAGATTTTGGTTCTACCGAAGAGGTGTTATCAGTCAAATCGTAGTAAGATGGAAACCTCCTTGGGATGTAGCTACCGGTCTTCCTCTTGCGGCTGAGGTTGATCTTACAATTAAGATGCACCTGTCGACTACTACAGTAGCTGGCAAAGATTTTCTGACGAACTACAGGTATGCTCCTCATCGGCCCTGGAAGTTCGGTAAGTTATGGGGTTGATTATGGGAGAATATGAAAAGACTAGAGCAGGATTTGGTAGTCGTTATCGATTTTCATCTGTGAGACTCGATGACTTCGTAGCTCCCGGTCGTCGGAGATACACTCTCTGGAAGAGTCCTGAGATAGATCTAGAAGGGGCTGACACATTCGTAGTTACAGACACAGAAGTGAATCGAGTCGATTTGATTGCGTGGAAGTTCTATGGGGATTGCTCTCTCTGGTGGGTGATTTGTTATGCGAATAACATCAAGAACGCGTTCGAGGAGTTAAAAGTAGGAACTGTTTTGAAGATTCCTCAGTATATGAAGATTGTGGAATCTACCGCTTTTGTGACAGAATGATAACGGCAGGAATAGTTCAAGGGTTCTACGGAATAGATGAGCAGAATAGAGGGGGTGTTGATCTAGGGTTCGAGACGGGCCTTAGCTCGCTGACTTACTCCGAATCTCTAGATGGATCTGCGAGTTTCTCTTTGAGATGTATTATCTCTGATTGGTCTGTTTGGGATTCGATTCTCAGAGATGGTTCTCAGAGATCGAAGATTCGGTGGGGAATCACGAATGAAAATCGAGTCGTTTGGTCTGATTGGAGATTCGTTACATTTCTCTCTGGGAAGTATATCTACAACCGGCAGTTTGCTGAGAGTTTTGCTGCGGGAGCTGATTGGGGATACATGCTGAACGAGACATTCTCCTCAAGAAGCTTTTCTGGACAGTTGATATCTGATATTGTTGAGAAGATAGCTGAAGATCACCGGTTCTCACATGAAGTTGAGAAGACTTCAGGGAGATTCACTCTCTATCAAACTTCTCTTTCTGATGCTGAGTTTATTAAATTCTTGTGCTTACCGAGAGCTGAATCTGTAAAGAAGAGAACAGACTACGATTTCTGGTTTCGAAATGGAGAGGTTCTTGTATTCAAACCTTTTGTTCTAGGACAGACTCCTAGGGTGACATTCAGTTTTCGATTGTCAGGAGCAAATCAGCCACTAGTCTCGGCTGATACGGAAGAGATTGTCGTCGAGTTCAATCGTATGTTCCTTCCTGAGAATTTTGGGTGGAACACTGTCGTTGATGGATTCGATCCAGTGTATAAGAGGCCGTTGAGATTTGTTGCTAACGATGACACTGTCTATCACACCAAGTTAGCGCCTGTTTCTCCTCGAATAGATCAATCGAGGAAGTGGAAGAAAACTTCTGTTATCGAACCTACCGCTGAAGAGTACGACAGAGAAAACTTCTTTCGAATGGCTAAGTGTAAGTGGAGTCGAAACGAAAGGAAAAGATTTCTCTTGACTATAAAATCAACACCAGTGATTGACATTCATCCAGGAGAGTTGGCTCTGCTAGAGGTGAAGGATGCGTCTGGAGTGGATCATTACCTCGGAGGAGTGTATTTGATCTATGGAGTGAAGCAAGTCGTCAAGAGAGGAGAGCTTTCTACCTACTTGTATCTTGAGAGAAGAGAGTCTCGATGAGTGAAGCGAAGTACTATGGGCTATATCGAGGAGTGGTTGTAGCTAACAGTGATATGTCTACGAAGACTCCTCGAAGAGGGAGAATCAAGGTTAAAGTTCCCTCTGTGTACGGTGATATTTTGGATTCTGATCTTCCGTGGGCTGAACCATGCTCTCCTGTGTTTGGCGGAAGTTTATATTCAGATACTTTAGTCGATCCGAAGAGAAAAGTTAGCCATGGTTGTGTTGCAGTGCCTCCTCTAGGTTCTAGTGTGTGGGTTATGTTTGAGCAAGGAGATCCTCTAACTCCTGTTTGGTTAGGAACTTGGTGGGGATATGAGGAGAGGACAAAGCAGAGTGAGTTTCCTCAAGAAGCTGTTAGAGGATATCCAGACGTATTCCTCCTGAAGGCTCCTTGGGCTCCTAAGGGGTTAGATAAGAGTGATGCTCCAGAAGGACAGTTCGTAAGAATTCTAGGATCCGAGTCCTTTGAGATTGCCTATCATGATGATCGAGTGTTTCTAAAGTTTGATGGACTCTCTCGCAAAGTTCGAATCTGGGCTTCTGGGTTTGATGTAGAGCTTAAGACAAAACCAAAGAAAGGATTTTCAGGTAACATCTCCCTAATCTGCGATGTACCTCAATTTCCTAGTGATGGGACTCAAGGAGATGTTCTGATTCAAGCTCGAAACATTCAAATCAAAGCGACAGGTAATATTTCAGTTGAAGCTGGAGGAGTTTCTGAGTATAGGGCTACCGGTTCGAATACATTCTCGAGCGGTAGTGCCATCTATGGAAGTTCTCCTCACGCATCTGGATTTGAGGATCACTGATGGCTAGAGAAGAATACAAGGGAGTCGCTCTTCCGTGGGGACCTACTATTGCTTCGTTCATTGAGCCAAAGAGTGATGAGTATGTTTTGAAATCTTCTGTTCTGTTTATCATTATGACTGGTCTTGGGGAGAGAGTTATGCTTCCTGAGTTTGGATCTAGGATTCGAGAGGTTGTATTTGATCCTAATGATGAAGGATCGATATCCCTGCTGAGACAGTACATCGAAGAGGCAGTGAGAATCTGGGATGATCGAGTAGAGATTGTTTCATTCACTGCCGAACAGGATGTAGAGCATCACAGGATTGATTGTGTTCTTGTCTTCAAAGATCGGAGAGCTCCAACTAACCAAGTGACTCAAACGGTAGAGTTTTCGCTCTGATAGAGGTGAGGTATGGCTGTTCCGGCAATTGACTACACGGCAAGAGACTTCAACACAATAAAAGAAGCTCTAAAAGCCCATATCCAGTCTAAGTTTCCAAATACTTGGAGAGATATGTACTCTTCTGGAATGGGGATGGCATGGTTGGAACTAGTTTGTTACGCGTTCGACATTCTTTCATTCTATCTCGATGTTAATGCCAATGAAACTTTTCTACCGACAGCTAGGGATCGTTCGAGCGTAATTCGTATTTGCGAGTTAGTTGGTTACAAGCTGAGACCAGCTACGAGCGCTTCTGTTGTCTGCACGGCTTCGATTTCCGCTCCTCAGATTCAGGATGTCATTATCCGTCGAGGAACTAAGGTATCGACTCCAAAGGGAGTGATGTTCGAGACAGTAGAGGATCAGAGAATTCCTTCAGGAGCTGTAGAGGCTGAAGTTGTGTTTGTTCAAGGACAGAGTACAGTCGATACATTCTCCTCAACAGGAGAACCATTCCAGAAATTTCAACTGACTTCCTCTGGAGTAGCTTTTGGATCAGTAAGCCTTACTGTTGATGGTGCTCCTTGGTCTGAGGTGGATTCTCTGGTTTATGGAGATGAAGATTCTGAAGTTTTTGCGATCAAGTACGATGAGAACGATAACGTTTACATACTCTTTGGAGACGGAACTAACGGAAGATGCCCATTTCCGGGAGCTGTGATAGAAGTTAGCTATCGTGTCGGTGGAGGAGAGCAGGGGAATATCTCAATCGGAGAGATTTCTCAGACTATTCTAGGGTATCTTGACGGTGTGGTTCCTGAAACTTCGGTTGAAGTTTCGATTCAGAATGAAGAGAGAGGATCTGGAGGTGAGGAGCGAGAATCTATTCAGCATGCTAAGTTGTGGGCTCCTCGATGGGTAAAGACTAATGGAAGAGCAGTCACGGTTGAGGATTTCGACACTCTAGCGAATACATTCTCTGATCCAATCCATGGAACAGTGGCATTCGCAAAGGCGAAACTCCATCAAGAGATTCCGGAGTATAACCTAGTTGACATCTATGTTTGGGGAAGAGATTCTGAAGGGAATATCACGACGGTTTCTAGTTCTCTAAAGAATTCTCTTGAGGAATACTTCGACAACAACGGAGTAGGTGCAGTCAGGATCATCTGTACCGATGTTGAGGTTGTTGATGGTGATGTAGTCTATATTGACATCTCTGTAGGTATCAGAGTATCTACTGATTACTCTTCGGTTGCTACATCATCTGCGGTGAACTCTGCAATTTCGAACCTCTTTGAATCAGATGAGATTCTCCCAGGAGCAGACTTTCGAATTAGTAGAGTGTACCAGACAATTCAATCTGTCCTCGGAGTTGATTACTCGATTTTGAATATGATAACCGCTTCGAAGAGAGATGTAGAGATTGTTGGATCTGGAGATGGAGTTAAGACACAATTTAGTGGTACTCTGATTCTTGACCCAGGACTTCCTGTAGTTCCGAGGACGTGCTCAATTCAGCATGGAGACCCTCCTGTGGAGGTGTTGAGAGATGACGGGAAGGGGAATATCATCGATGGTGAATCGAACACCGTTGGGTCTATCGACTATGAAACTGGGGAGTTTGAGTTTGAGTTCAGTTCTGCTCCTGATCTCAACACCCAAGTAACCTTCGAATACAGAGAGGTTCTCGATTTTCAGAGGGGTGAGAAGGAGGCAGTCGCTGATGGGGTGACAGCAAGATTTCAGGGGGTTGTGAAATATCCTCCTATTGTTCCTTACGTGGAAGGGATGAAGGGAATTGCGTTCAGTGATGGAGTACAGACGGTGATCGATGATGGCGAAGGAGGCTTAGAAGGAGATATCGATCCGAACGGAATCAATCGAATTGATTATCAGACAGGAAGCTACGATTTTACATTTCGACTCGCTCCTGCAGTAGGTTCTGAGATTTGGTCGGCTTATCGACAGATGCTTCGAACTTCTTCTGAAGATCTTCCGCTAGAAGATAATCAGTTAGCTGTTCAGGGCTTGGTTGAAATCGAGTTGCTGTAGTGAGGATGACTCGGTGGCGTTTGAGTGTGAAACTATTTGTGAAACAGGAGAGGAGGAATTTTCACTCTATCCACTCTTACCTCAGTGCATTCGTGATTGCGACTCTGCGTATGGAGGAGTTCTGAAGAAGATTGTTGATGCAATTTCCAGGGAAGTTCAAACTCAGGCAGATCTTATTGAACAACTTCGGGATCTCGTTTCTGTTGATTCTTGCCCTTCTCGGTTTCTTTCGTATCTCACTAGCCTCCTCGGAACCGAAATGTTTTCAGATTGGAGTGAGGACAAGAAGAGAAATTTCATATCTTCGATCCTGTGGCTTTACCGGATCAAAGGCACTCGAGGCGAAATTGAATCTAAGTTGCGATTGATTGGACGATCAGATCTTTCTCTTGTTGAGTTATTCAAGAGTTGCCTTCACGAGACATTTGATTACTTCAAAGATCGAGAATATACAGGAATTCGAGCTGCTCGGATTCAGTATGAAGATGCTACAGGAACTCGAGTCAATCTCGATGATGAGTTGACAAGGGATGAGTTAGATTTTATTCGGTCTGATTATCCTATTCATGTAAGAGAAAGATTAGATGGTAAAGAAATACTCATTGAAGATGAGTTTGATTCTCTGACTGACATTCCTACAGATTGTGAAAGTGTGTGCGAGTCTTCGGATCAAATATTCATGGGAGGAATATGGAACGAATCTCTCCAAGAGGTAGGAGACTCGCCAACGAGGATTTATCTTGAAGGTACGTGTAACTCATTAAGTGGATTGCAGATCTATGTGAAGCCATGGTGCCAGGAGAGCTGCCAGCAAGCGTGCCAGATAGGTCCAGCATGTGAAGTATCGGGATGTGAGACATTCTGCCAAGCACACTGCCAAGTAATGTGTCAGTGGGTGTGTCAAGCAATATGTCAGCAGACGTGTGAGAGTCCATGTATGGTGACTGAGCAGTTTTGAGTGATTTATGTCAATTAGACTCTACAGATTATTTCCAGAGATTATCAGATCGAAAGATCGAGAGGCTTCCCTAGACATCTCAGGAGAAGGGAATCTCGAGAAGATCACTTACTCTCTGGAGAAAGAGGCAGAGGTACAAGCTCAGCTGATTTCGGAGCTTCGAAATCTAGTTGATCTTGATCTCTGTACTCCATCACAGTTGGCTCTCATCTCGATTTTTCTAGGAACACCTCTTGGAAGTATCACTGCCGAGAATACGTTTCTGAGATGGTTAGTTGGAAATCTCGCGTATTTCTATCGGCAGAAAGGAACTCACTTTTCGTGGAAGAAGAAACTGTCATTCACTGAACAGCCTCCATACAAGATCTGTGAGTTGTGGAAGACTACCCCTTTCGAGAGAGGAGATTACTCTAGAGAACGAGATTATTCCCACAAGATAAAGGCCTCTCGGTTCGATCTGTTTCTAGAAGATGGGATTGTTCAGTACGTAGAGCCATCTCTAGCTGAGAAGATTGTTTCTAAAGTTGAAGATCTAAGACCTATACACGTACTTCTCAGATACTATTTTCGAGGAGTAGACTTAGGAGTAGATAATTTCCCTCAACTGATTGAGTCGTCTGCTGAGGTAGGAAACAACCTCTTATTCGATGATTGTCCACTCTTTTTGGAAGAATCTTCAGTCACTCAGACGATTGAATGTCAATCTCAATGTGAGAATTCATGCCAGACCGCATTCGAAGGAGGACCTTGTGCTACTGAATGCCAAATCTCTTGTGAGACAGTATGCCAAAGCTCTCCTTGTCAACTCGTGTGTCAGCATTCGTGTCAGTACGTCTGCGAGACAGGCTGCGAGAGTTCTTGCGAGACAGGGTGTACAATCGCATGTGAGAATCAATCGTGTGAAACGGCGTGTCAGAAAGGCTCATGTGAGATTTCATGCCAAGCCACATGTGAAGTTCTCGGATGTGAGACAATCTGTGAATTCACTTGTCAGATATATGGTTGCCAGTATCCGTGTGAGTTAAGCTGCCAGTGGAGCTGCACATCAGAAGGATGTGAAGGGGCATGTGAGACTGTTTGTCAGTGGGGTTGTACATCAGGAGGA